AATATAACTTGTGATAACCACATAGACTTACCATGACCAGATACTCCTGTCAATACAGTCAACTCACTTGGTCTTACCCTAAATGAATCTTCCGTTTTAATAAAGCCCAACGTTTTGCCACTATGTATTTCAGTGTTAAAATATCGCAGCACGTCATCAGTAAATACAGACGTATCTTTAACCTTAAATTCTGCATGAGCATATTCCTTTTGTTGATAGTAATCAGTAATAACAGACTGATTAACTGTTAATGACTGCATAGCATCACCTAGGTTCATAGTGCGTTATCCCATACGTTTCGTTTAGGTGCATTATCATCTTCCCATCTTTCTTGGTTGATGTACGTTAATGGTGCTGGATTAAATCCTTCTTTCCATGACTTACTTTGCTTCATACTTTTTACATGAGAAATAATCTTATCTGCAATCTTATCCAAACCATTTCTTTGCCATTTAGTTTCACATGGCTTTCTACCTACTTTTCTATTGGCTGGATATTCTTTCCAGAAATCATTAAATCTACTAGACAACGATATATCTGTCTCTCTCTCTGTCTCTGTAACCCCACTTTGCTTGCATGATGCTAGCATGATGCTATCATTCTCAATAAGCCATTGATTTAATACAGATAAATGTTTGTTCAATTCATCTTCTGACATTTGCAAGCGAAATGCTAGCGTTCTGCTATCTGGTAAATTTCCATCAACATCTTCTGATGCAATTAACCAAATATTTATTAAAACCCATGAACTTTTACTATCCTTTAAAGCAAACCAATCTGGATTCTTTAACAAATCATTATGTACTTTAATCCAAGGTGGACATCTATTATTGTAATGCTGAAATTTTTTCCAGTTCCTAGGCATCATTAGTAATACCTCCAGATTGTTTGGCAAGAATATCTTTTATCTGATATGCACGCAACTCTGGAATAGGTTTATCTAAATGTTTAGACCAATGCTGCACAGCTTGTCTTGTTAAGCCTAATGCTTTTGCCATTTGGTACTTTGTTTTGAAATATGAAACAGCCTCTTGATACGTCATTTTTATCTCCTTTATTTAACGTAAAGGCATATTAACAGGTATATAAATTATAGTCAACTAATATAAAAGTCGGATAAATACCCCTATATTAAAATACTTCTTGACTTTAAAATTGACTAGGAGTATAGTGGCTGTTCTAGTTTAGGAGTAAAAACAATTGCAAAAAAAGTTTACACAAAAGTTTTATTATGTGATAAAGTGGTTTTTAGTAATATTTTGGGGATATTTTATATGGCGAATGGTTTAGAGCATATAGCAAAAATCTTAAAAGAATTAAATGCAGAATTAAAATTAGATAACGACAAATGGGAGAAAGAAAATGAGCCAACAACAACATTACGACCAAGTAATGATGGAGCAACACCAGAAAGAAGTATTAGAGACGTTAAATTATGTAACAGGGGAGAATAAGATGGGAGTTTATAAGAAGTTAATGCAAGCAAGATTAAAGTTACACAATATGGAACTTAAAAAATCTGGTCTTAATAAATTTGCAGGTTATAAATATTTTGAATTAGGTGATTTTATTCCTGCTATTCAAAAGATATTTTTAGAATTAGATTTATGTGGAATCATTTCATATGGTAAAGAAATTGCAACACTTACCATTACAGATATGAAAGATAATTCACAAGTGTTTATTAATAGCCCTATGTCAACTGCTGCTTTAAAAGGTTGTCATGAAGTACAGAATTTAGGTGCAGTTGAGACATACATTCGTAGATATTTATGGGTCACAGCACTTGAGATTCTTGAATCTGATGTAGTAGATGCTAGTGCTGGTTCTGCAACTATTAGAGTTAAAGATACTAAAGCGGAGGATTTTATTTAATGGAACAAAGATCAGAAGAGTGGTTTCAAGCACGATTAGGAAAAGTTACAGCTAGTCGTGTGGCTGATGTACTAGCAAAGATTAAGAGTGGTGAATCTGCGTCTAGACGTAACTACAAAATTCAGTTAGTAAGCGAAAGATTAACTGGGGAAAAGCAAGAAACATATATTAACCAAGCAATGCAAGATGGAATTGATAGAGAGTTTTATGCTAGGGAAAGATATGTGCAGCAATTTGGGGAAGTGAAAGAGGTAGGGTTTGTAAAGCATCCTACCTTGGAAGCTGGTGCTAGCCCAGATGGGATGGTAGGTGATGATGGGATTATTGAAATTAAATGTCCTATGGGCAGTACACATACAGAAACATTGATGACACAAGATGTTCCTAGTAGGTACATTCCACAAATACAGTTTCAACTTTTGGTGACAGGTCGTAAGTGGTGTGATTTTGTGAGTTATAACCCAATGTTCCCAGAGCATCTTCAAGTGTTTGTTAAACGTGTAGAAGCAGACCCTGTGTATCAAAAGGAATTAGAGTCAGAAGTAAAGCAGTTTTTAAGTGAAGTGGATAATGTAATTAATAAACTTAAGGAGATAAAATGAATTTTTTGACGGAGGAGCAAAGGCAAAGAATTAAAAAATGTTATAGTGGTATAAGTGCTGATGCGTTTGTTGAATTAAAAGTAAGACAACAAGAAACATACATGAGCAGATTAGATTTAGTAATAGATAAGATTGTAAAGGAAAGCCCAGATTTATTCAGAGGTTCTTTTGTTAAACAAGTAATGTTAAGGAGCAAATAATGGCAGAGCAAAAATATGATAATACAAATACGTTTACGTTATTTAAAAACGAACAAGGTGATAACCCTAAAAAACCAAATTATACTGGAATTTTAAATTCTGAAGGTGTAGAGTTTAGGATTGCTGGTTGGATTCGTGAAGGTAAAAATGGTAAGTTTATTAGTGGTACTGTTCAGCTAAAAGATGGTGACGTTAAGCCAAAAACAGTTGAATTAGATGAAGATGTACCTTTTTAACGCAAAAAGGGGTTTAAAGCCCCTTTCTGTGTGTTTTAGAACTACTTATTCATAACGTACATAGTTACTTCAAAGCCGGAACGCGTTTCAGTTGCTGATGGTTTTGTCCACATAGTTTGCTCCTTGTTTATGACATACAAAATTGTTTGTCTAGCAAATTATGCGTATTTTGCGATACAAAAGCAAGTAATAAACATTTATATTGACCTAATGAAAATATGGAGACATTATGAAAGAAGATATAGTAGATTTTGATAGTGAGAATACATTAGCAGAAACTGCAGAAGGCAAACTAATGATTGCTATGCTGCAACAAGCAGTATTAGATGCTACATACAAAAAACCTAGGTCAAAAAATGTAGAAGCCACAAAAAGTATGACAAGTAAAAACAGAGTTGCATTAAGAGACCAAGAAGACGCTATTAGGTGGTTATTTGATGATAATGATGTTTATGAAATGTGTTGTAATATAGCTGGTATTCATAAAGAAAAAATAAGAGCATTAGTTGCAAAAACAGTTGGTGCTGAAATTGTATACCCACTTGTATCTAAATGGTATATAGCATAATGGATGCACATAACATGGAATTAGATATTGCTTGTTATGCCACTGCGGTGTATCATGAGGTGAATACTCGTTCATTAGAAGAAAAGGTTGGGGTGATTAATGTTATTCGTAATAGGTTGCATAGTGGTCGCTGGGGTTACTCTGTATGCTCTGTTGTTTACGCTAATAATCAGTTTGCTGTGCAAGACGAAACCCACCATCCAGTTAATGAAAGGGCGTATTTGGAGACTAAACTTTTGGTTATTGATACGGTTATTTTGCATAAACATACTAACCCAATTGCAGATGCTTTATATTTCCATGATGACTCGATACCGCCAAAGAAAGAATGGTTCGGTAAAAGGAAAAAAACGCACATAGGAAGGATGGTATTTTATTAATGAAACCTATAGCATGGCTTGTAGAAGAGTTTGATAGCACAGGTGTACTTGTATGGTCTGGTCTTATGTCATCTGAACCTAAAGAAATGTTTTGGTTTAAAGACCTTAAATCTAAACTGCATAATGTAACAATAACGCCTTTGATACCAGATACGCAAAACATTGTTAAAGTAACTAATGCAAAGAAGTATGACAGTAAAAAATTAACGGAGGCTTACAGTGGCGAATGAACCACTTACACAAGAACAAATAATTGGTGCTTATAGTAAAGTTTTCCCAACACGATATGAGCCAATGACAATAGAAAGAATGATACAATTTGCAAGAATTATAGAACAATTACATGGTGTTAAGTATGAATAATAATATTGCAGTTATTACCTCAACAATAGGAAGAGAAACATTACACGATACAATTAAAAGTGTTCAAAGCCAAACAAGAAAAGCAATTCATTACGTTTTTGTTCATGGAAAAGAATTTGAAGAAAAATCTAAAGTAATTTTAAATCAATATAATAATGTTGTGCCAATATATCTTCCAAATAATAATGGTAATGATGGATATGGAATGGCTCCTGTATATGCTTTAGCTCCGTTTGTAGTTTCTGAAGATATTATATGTTATTTAGATGATGATAATTTTTACGAAAAAAATCATATACAAAAAACTGTTGGATTTATAGAAGAAAATAATTTGGATTGGGCATACTCATTAAGACGTATTGTTGATAATGATGGTGAATACATATGCGATGATGATTGTGAAAGTTTAGGCTATTTTCCAAATACAGCAAAACAATACCTAGTAGATAACTCTTGTTATGTTGTAAAAACAAATTTAGCTAGACAAACAAGTTATAAATGGTATTATCCTATATGTTCAGATAGAAATTTTTTAAAAGGTTTATTACAGTCAAAAACAAAGTGTGGTTGTACTGGTGAAGCAACAGTAAATTACAGACTTTCTAAAGACGGTTCGTTGTCTATGTCAAAAGAAGCGTTTATAGAAAATAATAATTTTAATAAAAATAGATTTAAGGGAAATTTTGCATGGAGAAAGTCATCAACATTTATACCAGAATAGGAGTATTATGAA